GATGTATTTGAAATAACTGATTATGATACATTAAGAAATAAATATCGAATCTTTAATAAACATACCTTGAATAGAGAATTTAGTTTTATAGAGGCACTATTTAAAGGCCATCCCTTTTTTAAATTTATAGGTTTTGCTAGAGATAATGGTAAAGACTTAGGCCCCTATTACAGAACGTTAAGTTATGAAGAAAAAATAAATGAATATAAATATACTCTTCAAGAACTTATTGACATGAATGAGTTATACAAAGAATATAAAACAGATCCTCTTATTAACGGAGGCAGGAAAAATGTTATGGACTTTCACGATATGGTAGAAAAATTCTGTGATCTTCCTAAAGATCCTGTCATTAAGGTATTAATGATTGATGAAGCTCAAGACTCTAGTGTTATTCAAAGGCTAGCCGAAGTGAAAATGTCTAAGAATTGTGATTTATTTTACAAAGCCGGAGACCCAGACCAATCTATCTTCGAATTTGCTGGTGCAGATCCTCATTCTTTCACGAAAGAGTTTGCTCATCCTGAAGTAGAATTAGAAATAGGTTACAGGTGTCCAAGAAAAATTAACTTGTGGTGTAGGGAAGTGATTAAAGAAATATGGGAGCATCCTGAATATAACTATACTAGAAAATGGACACCTCGGGAAGAAGATGGAAAAATAGTTGAAGGTGAAATTTATAACTTAATGAATTTAACTCAAGATCCTAATTTACATATTCTAATAGATAAATTACTAAACACTGAAGAAACTTTTATATTTACTCATCGAGCAGGCGAACCTATTGACGTATTAGATTTCTTAAAAAAACTTAATCTTCCTATAGAGCTTATTTCCGATAAAGTAAGATCTTTTTCTTACCCTACAAGAGACATTAAAAACCAAAGAGAGTTTATATCCTTCTCCCAAGATGAGCCTAAAACTTTAGCAGTAGCAAAGAAAATCTTAAAAAATATAGATAGTGAATATACGGGACCAAATTATAGTAAAGAAGAAATGGAAAAATTGGAGAGAGGAAGTTATGATATAAATTACTTTATAAAAAAGGGCCATTTACTCCCTATCGTAAAAAAAACAAAAGACCTTCAAGATTTAGTCAGCACCAACGATTTAAAAACAAAAAAATATATAAGGAATATAGTCAAAGAAAACAGGGACTTACAAGACTTTAGAATATTCGTGGCTAATATTCATACGATCAAAGGGATGGAGTTTGATAACGTAGTTCTAAACTTAACGATATCCAGGGAAGAACCTAAATTTACAAAAAAAAGATTAAAGTTCGTTGCTGGTTCAAGAGCAAGAAAGACATTATGGTTAATTAAGTCAAAAGGATTAAGTTTATGAGCACATACGATAAACAGATTGGCGGAACTCATTATAAAAAAATGAAAATACAGCCAAGCAAGTTTGTAATCGAGAACAACTTGCTTTTCCCTGAAGGGAATGTTATCAAATATATTTGTAGGCACCCTTATAAAGGAGGAAAGGAAGACTTAGAGAAAGCTAAACATTTTATAGATATGATTATTGAAAGGGACTACACGAAAAAAAAATAATGTCTTATGTACCTGAACTCTCAGATTTAAATTTAAAAGATGTTGATACTGTTGCTATCGACTTAGAAACTTACGACCCAAATCTAAAGACGCTTGGATCAGGAGCTATAAGAAAGGACGGAAAAGTTTGTGGTGTAGCAATAGCTTATAAAGATGAAAAATTCTATTTTCCTATGGCGCATAGTGATCGAACCTCTAACATTGCAGCTAACCATGTATGGAAAGTTTTAAATAAGAGGATATTTCAGAATAAAAATATTACGAAAGTATTTCACAATGCGATGTATGACGTGTGCTGGATTCGACAAGAATCAGGGCTCATGGTTCAAGGACCAATTGCTGATACTATGATAGCAGCATCAATTATTAATGAAAACAGGATGAAATATTCTTTAGACGCCATTGCAAAGATTTATTTAAATGAAATTAAATATAAATATGACCTAGAGAAAACGTCAATAGATGAAGTAGGCATAAGTGACGCCATAAGTAATATGCATCTGCTTCCATATTCGGTAGTAAAAGATTATGCAGAGCAGGATGTTAATTTAACGTTAAAACTATGGAATATATTTAAAGAAAAAATAAAACAACCAATTAAGATAATTAATGGCAAAATAAAAACATTAGAGAATGTTTTTAATTTAGAAATGGAACTGTTTCCTTGCCTAGTTGCTATGAGATTTAAAGGCGTCAGAGTGGATACCAAAAAAGCTAAAACTTTAGGGTTAGATTTAAAAAAAAGGAGAGACGGTCTAATAAAAGGAATAAAAAGACGGACAGGAGTGTCGGTAGAAATATGGGCCGCCGATTCTGTGGCCAGATTGTTACACAAATTAAATATAACAGACTACACATCTACCCCCAAATCTGGAAGAGTAAGTTTATCTAAAAATTATTTAGAGTCTCACCCCAATGTTTACTTAAGATTAATCGCAAGAGCTAGAGCTTACGATAAACTAATTAATGTTTTTGTGAATGGTTTATTAAAGTTTGTTCATAATGGAAGAATACATGCAGACATCAATCAAATAAGAGGAGAAAGAGGAGGCACAATAACAGGAAGATTTTCTATGTCTAAACCAAATCTTCAACAAATCCCTGCGAAAGGAAAATATGGTAATATTATACGTTCATTCTTCTTACCTGAAGAAGGTCAAGAGTGGGGATCGTTTGACTATTCACAACAAGAACCAAGACTAGTGATTCATTATGCTCTTAAAAATAAGTTTTATGGTGTGGAAGATTTAGCAGAAGAATATAGAAAAAATCCAAGCACAGATTTTCACGAGATAGTGGCGAAGCTGGCAAAAATAACTCGTAAACAGGCCAAGACTATTAATTTAGGTCTATTTTACGGTATGGGTAAAGGAAAATTGGCTGCTTCCTTAGAGTTGGATAAGGAAGAAGCTAAAGAATTATTTGATGAATATCACAGACAAGTTCCGTTTGTTAGAGAGCTATCCAATGGCCTAATGAAGTATGCCGAAAAAAATAAAAGTATTTTTACATTAGAAGATCGATTTTGTAGATTTAATAAATGGGAGCCAAGAGATAAGGAATGGGATGAAGATAGGAAAATATTTGTTTATACTGAGTACATTGAAAAAGAAGAAGACGGAGAAATAAAAAAAGAAATGCAAAGAAATCCTGTACCTATTTTAGACAGGAAAGAAGCAAAAGATCATTATCTCGCCTCTCGGTCAAGACGTTTAATAGAAAATGATCCTAACTGTGAGTTGTTTGAAGAATTTTATAAGCCTGCATTTACCTACAAAGCTTTAAACAAATTAATTCAAGGATCAGCAGCTGACATGACGAAAAAAGCAATGGTTAAGTTGTATAAAGCCGGAATTTTACCTCAAATACAAATACATGATGAGTTATGTTTGTCTATTAGTAATGAAAAACAGGCAGAATTAATAAAAAAAATAATGGTAGAGGCCATTTCTTTGTTGATTCCTAATAAAGTTAATTATAAAAAAGGCAGTAACTGGGGTAATATAAAATAGGAGGAAACTATGGAAAAAGTAAAACAACTATGGGTATTAGCGAAAGCTAATCCAAAAATATCTATCGCTGTGGTAATAGTGATCATCGCCATTTATTTTTTAATAAACTAGGAAATATATGACTCATGGCCTATCTAAATGCAAACATTCCTGTGATTTATTCACAGATCAAAAGAGAATATCTCTACGATCTTAAAGATCATCATGGAGAAGTTGAAGACTGCATTATATTTGGCCTGGCATCGATTACAGGACGTCCCATACTATTTCATACAATTATGGAAAACGGTGCGGTCTTTTATAGGCTCCCTATATCAGCATTCATTCAAAGAGGATTTAGAGCAGATCAAGTTCCTAGATATAGACTTGATGAGCTGGAGCTGTGGAATTGCTTTAGTTACTATCCTAGCGTTACTTCTTTTGATATCCTAGACGGACAATCAGGGAAATATATAGGAAAAGATAAAAAATGGCATCCGGGTGCCTATCTTTTTACTGTTGACTGGGCTCATCCAGAGAGTAATATAGTAGATACTGATCATTCAGAAATACCGCACGAACACAAGTGCGCACACATAATGGCGTTGGAAGAC